ACCTACGCAGCTTGTACCTGACCCTCCAGCGGTACAGGTATGAGTCCCCGAACTCAATGACGTAAGGGCAAGAGATCCAGCAGTACCGCCTGATCCGATAGTAGTCTGACCACCTAATACTGGTAGTGCTGCAATACCCGAACTAGGAGTTACAGCAGATGGCGTAGCATCTCCCATTATTACCGACTCCGTTTTTGAGAACGCTGATCCTGCTGTTGTGATGGTTGTATCTGTTTGAATCATAGCTGGTACTCCATTAGATAACGAGCCAACATTGATCCCCCCTATCTTTCCTGATGTTGTAGTGTCTCCTACAGTTACAGATGGTGTAATATTATTTCCACTTAAAGAATATGTAGTTCCTACCTTATTTGTAACAACGTATGGCATATCTACACTAATTTGTGCAGAGGTTACAAATTCTTGTTTGATGTCTGCAAATACAGGACTAGATGCAAGTAATAATAATGGAAGTAGCTTTTTCATTTTTTAGGTTTGGGGTCGATTACTTCAGCACCTTCTATTTTAATAGGTGTTACTACCCTTATAGTCTGAACCATACCATCTTGTGTGGCAACCTTATCGTCTTTCTTACTACCATTTTTTCTTGATGCTTCAATCCCAAATGTAGAAATCGCAGCCGTCAGCAGACTTGCAGGGAACGTAATGTCTTTAGGTTCGTTGCTATATCCTGGTAGTTCAATATAGTTAAGACTAACTATAAACCCACTCCAAACGACAACACCTAATCTGACAAACAAACTAATAATTGCTAGTTGTTCTTCTTTGTCATCTAAACCTTCCTTAAGTTTTTGAAAAGCATTTTTCTTTTTTTCTTCAGCCATAACAAAAAATTTTAGTCATACTAAACATAACTATAGCTTAAATTCATGCCTGAGATATATGCAGCATTAATAGGAGTCGGAGCTAGTGCTTTTGTCATGGTATTATCTAACGTCAGCAATAGACGAGATAGAGATATTGTTGAATTATTTAATCGAATAAATAGATTAGAAAGAGCCGTAAGTCGTATAGAAGGTCAAAACGATTAATTTTTGGTATGTTTGGGAAAGAACATAAAATCCCATGTCTAAATTTTTAATCAATTTGTTTATCAGATTTGGTAAATCTGAATCTCTGCGTAAAGCTGCTTTGAGTCTTTTGAAAGACCTTGCAGCTAAATCAGATAATGATGTTGATGATGCAATCGTCAAGATGATTGAAGAAAAACTTTTCCCAGTAAAATGAAAATTACTAAATTTCTCAACATTGACATCGAACCAGCACCTTTAGAAATGAAATTAGATGTTGAAATGCGTTGTAGAGAAATAATGGCAAGTAATGAAATTAATGATATTAAAAAATATTGTACTCATCTTGTAAGACATAAATTAGAACAAGATGTGTTTTTAGCTTCTATGTTAAATAGATTGATTGAACTAGAAGCTGCTGCTGTAGTAAAAGAGGTTAGAGAACAAAAGAAAACTAATCCGATAAAGAAGTTTTTTCATATTCCTTGATATATTTATCTTCAAAATCTCTAATGAACATTTTTTCAGTTTTATCAACTTCATAATTAAATTTAAGAACTGCTGTTCTTATATGTTCTGCAACCCAACGACCCTCTTCAAAAACAACTTGAGCTTTACCATTATCTTTGATAAAAACATAATGATCCTGTCCTTTTAGTTGAACATCTAGTAAATTTTTTTCTAAATCTTTGCGTCTAATTTCTTTAAGTTTTCGTAATTTTTTAATAGAGGGATTTGGACTTTTACTCATTTTTGATAACCAGTAGGAGGTGGTGTAAGCCAGTAGCGTACACCATTTATTATTTTAAAATGAATATTTAAGTTAGGATCTTTAACCAAATATTCATCTTTGCTCTTAGAAAGGTAGTTCATCTGTTGATGGTGCATCTTCTATCTTTTGTGGATTAATGTTACCAAATAATCCGTACTGTCCATCCAAGCCTTTAGCGTTGACATATATACATTGAGTTTTAACTTTCTCTTTCTTTTTAAAGTCATAAACCTCGCCCTGTTTTTGTTTGGTGTAACTTAGTGCTTTTAAATGATCTATGAATTGGTCAAGAGATGCAACTGGTATTGTGAGAGTCAACACTTTTGCATCGCTATCATCATTAAATCTATCTTCTCCTATTGACCATTTGATAGGTAAAGGAAGTGCTGGATTAAAGTCAGCCATAATTAAAAAAATCTTTTAGTAAGTTGTTTAGAAATGAATTTATAGAGAGATTGTTCGACTTACAATGCTCTCTGATTAAAGAAGCAAGATCATCATTGGTACGCACCCCAAATACGTTTCTATTCCAATCTTTACGTTGATCTGCTCGTCTTTGTTCAAGTTGTCTCATAATCTCTTGACCAGAGAACTCAGCTTCTTCTGATGTCATTAGTTGTCAGCTATCTTTGATATAGCATGACTTAGAAACTCTCCATGTCTAGCTTCTGTAATGAATCCTGTAAGTTTTGGAACTTTAAACTCCTTGATGAAAGAAGCAGCAATTTCTTTTGCTTTATCAGGATTGGTTTTCATTAATTCCTTAAGCTGATCTGTAATGGATTCTCTAGCTTCAGTAGTTATTGGGGGATTTGATTCGGCTTGCTTTGATACAGGCTCAAGTTTTTGTTTAGGCTTAGTATGAGTTCTATCAGTACCTTTTTGTTTTTCTGGTGCAGGTGTTAATGAATTAGCATCATCATCTTCATCAGAACCTATGCCATAGATAGCAGCTAAAGCATATTTTTTTGTGTAAGTCCTTCTGATACCATCATCCTGACTTCTATTGGTAGCAGCAACAGATTCGGGTATAGGAGGAAGAACGTCAACACTCTCCATTTTTTCATCTTTCCAAAAAATTGTTGTTACCAACAAAGAAATAACTTCTCCTTGTTCAGTAATAACGTGTTTTCCAGTTTGAGAATGTGAGATTCCAAGTTCATGTGCATATTGCACGATTTGTAAAACATCTTCAAGAGTTGTGTAATGTCTTGGTTTGGGATATTTAGTATAACCTGTCCTGGGAGCAGCTTTTACTTTCATCTGGAACAACCTAAGAGCATCAGTTAAAGATGTCGGTTTTTCTGTGGTCATTAGTTTAATGTACTAAACTATTAAATTATATACCTTATATAATGTTTACTGCAAGGCAGCCTGTAACAAAGTGTTGAATTGTTCTGGTGTCAACACCATTCGCCATTGTCCTCCTCTAAACCTGACCATGCTTGCAACAAAGTCTACACCTGCATTTTCTCTCTGCACTTCTACTTCTCTTGGCTTAACTAAACAGGCTTGAGATTTATCTTTCCAATCTGCCACCTGTATCACGCAGTTTGGCACTCCATGAATATCTCCGACATCTCCAGGAATCCCTGCTGACAAATTTCTTTGACAGTCAAATCCAGTAACTTCTGTCAAAAGTTCTGCTGCTTCTCTTTCAGCTTTATCTCCTTTACGCTTCTTTGGATTTGTCATCCCTGTAAATCTGCTATACGTTTATCTAATTCTTGAATCCTAATATTATATTGCTGATCGGTTATCTCCTGTCTGAACCAGCTATCTCCTAGAGCAGCCACTTCATTTTGTAATCTTGTGATTAAATATTTTTTTCTTCTATCAAGTTCTCTGTAAAAACATTTCATCTTTTTTTACCCCATTTCTTCATAACTTTATTTTTAAGCTGTTCTTTCTTTTGTCTTGTAATTGTCAAAAAACAATCATCAAGTTCATCTATCAAGCCATCAAACTCAGCCTGATCTGACATCTCCAATGATCTTTGGAAGTTAACAATGGAAGCTCTTAATAGTTTTAAGTCTCTACCTGAGACATCAAGTATGTATCTCATCTTTTAGTCCATTCATCAATAAGTTTTCTTAACTCAGCTATACGTTTCTGAGCAGCTTTTATTCTTTGTTCCTTAGTCATTGCTTTAACTCTTCCATAAGATCAGTAATCTGTTCTTTGGTATAGCCAAACTGGTCTATAAGTTTGTTGTAAGCAAAGTACCTGTTCTTTCCATTTTTTGAAAATAAATTACTTACACATTCACTTTCAAAACTTTTCACAATCCATTTAGCTTTGATGTTTAACTTTTTACAAAATTCATCATCTTTTCTTGGTATCCAAAATTCATATGTTGTTTCAGAGTAAGGGTCATAAAAAACCTGACCTTCATATGGATCACTTGGAAATTGTGGCATTAGCTTCTCCTATGTTTGTTTTTACATTAATACCTAATTTTTTTTCAATAACTTCATATTCTTCTATAACTTTTATACAATGTAGTTTTTTTCTTTTTAAAAGTCTTATACACTCTCCGTTAATAGCAGCTCTAAACAGCCATAATTCTCTTTCTGTAAAATTCATTTAAAATAACTCCTGTTTTAATTCAAACTTTGTCCATGCTTCCTGCCATGCAGCTTCGCATCTTTCAGTAGGTTGGTCATTATTTAGAATACACCGACCTTCATAAGCCCAGATTGTATTACATACATCTGGTACTAATCCATAGTTTAATTTCAACATTTCAATGTAACAACCAAGTTGCTTATCAGTTGAATATGGT